CGCGAACAGTATCAGCAAGCTGTTCAAGACGGTGACAAAGAGAAGGCTGAGCAGCTGAGGCGCGAAGGTAAAAAACTCGGTCAAGCAATTACCGAAGCAATACAAAAAGCGAAGGACAAAATCCAGAGCCAGTCACATCGAGTCGTCGACAAAACAATCCAAGAAAGCGATGAAACAAGCGAAGCGTTAAGCAGCTTCTACGGCGATAAAGAAGGTGCTGGTTCCCACGGTGCGGATCTTGAAGCTAAGAAAGCTTTAGCTAAAAAACTAAAGAACAACAAGGATCTTCGGACTTTGGCAAAAAGGCTCGGCGCGTTACGTCGGATCTGGCAAGAACGCAAACGAGCTCGCAAAATAAACGACCGGTACGAAGCGATTACTGGAGCTCAGTTCGGTAATGATGTTACCAAAGCTTTCCCAGCGGAAGTAGCGCTCGCTGCTACACCCGAAGGACAAGCATTATTCGCACTTAAGTATTCTCAAAAAACTATTCTCACCAAAGACTATACATCACACAGAAAAGACATAGGCAAAGGGCCTATTGTCATGTACATCGATGTATCTGGCTCCATGAGTGGCGAGTCAGAGGTGTGGAGCAAAGCAATCGCCTTCGTCATTGCCGAAGAAGCACTCAAGGAAAAGCGTGAAATTCAAGTGCATCTTTTCGATACACGAATCAACGGATCAGTTCAACTGAAAGACGAACGAGCCGACAACAGCAAGTTGCTGGACTTTATCGGAACGTGGACTCTAGGAGGCGGCACTAGTTTTAATGCCGTTATCTGCCACGCGTTGGACAGCGCCAAGATTAGTGAGCGAGCTGATGTTTTAATGATCACGGACGGAAACAGTGAAGTACACGAAAACTTTATTCGTCGGCTTAATCACTTCAAACAAAACACCGGCGTACAATGGAGCACTGTTTGCATCAATTCGGAAATACCAGAGGTTTGCAAAAAGTTCAGCGATGAGCTTTACTCAGTAAATCTGTACAACCCGGATGCGACAATAGACGCAATCCAACGTTGTCTACGTTAATGTAAGAGCCCTACGAACGATGTCCGCTGACAAACTTCAAAACCTAATAGAGGAATACGAAGAGCGCTCGACGTGGGTAAACCGTACGATTAGCGACGAAGAAAAAGAAACCAATACGAAACTGGGTGATCTCTGGTTCAATCCCGAAAATAATACCCTTTATATTTGCAGCGGAAAAATAAACGGCGTGTTTCGGTGGTTGAAGATAAACGACGTGGATAAGATTTAATGAAGAACGATACGCACATCTCGAAGCTTATAGAGACACTTACAAAAATTTGTTTAGATTACGGCAGCGTACAGAGCGGAAAAGAGGAATTAATAAGCTGGGTAAACGACTGTATAAAAACTAGCCTGGATTTACCTACGAACGAATTTAAAAAGAGTTTTAAGTATAACGACTGTAGTATTGAATACATAACAGAGAACTTACTGTTCTCAGTAGTAAAAGGAGAGCAAGATTCAAACGGTCTACCTACCGGAGTTACATACGATATCGCTATTAACGTACGCTCTTACTTCAAAGCTTTTTTCGGGGTAGACCGAATCCCCTTCTTAAGGAAGGCAGTCAGATTATTAGACGAGGATTTAAACGAAATAAGTTACGAAATTTGCGACGACATTGATCAGTGGTGCGAAAACGTTGAGCAAGTATTTAAAAATTTAAGCCTGCGTCTGTGAACGAAAGCTTAAAAAAAGACGAAATAAACTAAGCTTCTCTTGTCATCTCTTCTTCTCTTTCTACCATGGGCGAGTCATTCAAACCATTTGACATGAACTTTCAATTCCGTCTAGGCGGCACTCTCCTTGAACCTCAAGAAGCCGTGGCGCTCTTCTCGGCAACCACGTCGGATTCGGACAAGAAGCCGATGATCGACCTTGATCACGTAATCGATTTTGATGCGCTCGATCCTGGCAAACTGTTCGAGCTGGCAGTCAATAAGCAAAGCGAAGATTTAGCTTCGCTCGCTTGGAAGATTTCGATCCAGCAAACCAAAGGAACTGCGCCCAAGCAAAAAGCTAAACACGCTACTCCGAAACTTAAAGTTTTAGAAGGCGCTTCAACCGTACTTGATCTCGACGAGATCATTGCTCATCTGAACCGGACAAGCCGTTACTCCACGCTGGGGGTGGCCATGCTTCTAAAAGTCACCAGCGAAAAAGAGTGGGTGACCCTACGGGAGACCGCCATTATGTATGCCAACGACCTAATGGCGAAAGGTTCGAGTAAGTCATGCAAGTTCCTGCGTGGGTTTGAGCTGAGAAACGGTGCGCTGTCGCCTATCGATCCCAGCAGCGGAATCGAACGGCGGAAGACCTTCCACGTCTCGCCTATGTACTTAGCGTTACGTGAGGGTCTCGTTTACTGCACAAAGCATGATCTGCTTCACCACAAACGGATGCTCTCGGTGGGCGCCACTAATTCAGGTGCGACCTCGCCTCAAATCGAGAACACTCGGCGCATCTACTACAAGATCTCTGCCACCGAGCGAAGCAAGCAGCTTGTCGAGATGTGGGGAGACATCGATCGCTATATTGCTAAAAACTTTGAAATGTTGGCAGCAAGCTGATGGGACCTAAGTTGTCGCCAATGTACGAAGCTGACGAACTAATAAATAGTTTGGCAGAAGCTTTCTGCATGGCAGCTGAAACCTTAGATGCTCCAACAATCATTAAGTGTATCCGCGCTGCACTTGAAAAAGATTTCGAGTACCACTCGCAACAAGCTGAGCTCTACAGCTCGGTTATGACAGCGGTACACGAAAACTGATCAGCTCGAACCACGTGCGCTGTCCTTTGTGACGGCGCACTTTTTTACCTTCAACATGACCTTCGTTTACGTCGATACCCAAGAGAAATGCCTCGAAGCTTTGGAGGCGCTTCAGAAATACGACAAAGTAGTTCTCGATACGGAGACCACGGGGCTCGATAGCTGGATAGCAAAGCTCCGTCTGATTCAGCTCTGCTCCGCTTCAGTCGACGACTTAGCTGATCCCGTCTACGTATTCGACGCTTTCAAAATCGACGTTGAGCCGATCTGCAGATATATAGAAAAACGGAAGACCTTGGTCATCCACAACGCAAACTTCGACCTACAGTTTTTATATTCGGTCGGTTGCGATTACCGCAACAATATTTTCTGTACTTACATTGCAGAAAGGATATTACGAGCAGGGTTTAAGGAAAAAAGGATCGCCCCTCAAACTAAAAAACCGTATTTCGCTGACGTTTCGTGTGGACTCAAGGCTGTAGCAGAACGTCGCCTGGAGATCGAAATTTCAAAAGAGGAGCAAACAAGCGACTGGAGCGCAGAAAAATTAACTGACAGTCAGCTTGAATATGCTGCGAAGGACGTAAAAATTCTGCCGCTTATTGCCAAGCAACAGTACGAAGAACTTAAGGAGGAGAACTTACTGGGCATTTACTCGGTCGAAAGTAAGTGTATCCGGCCTGTTGCGCAGATGTGTCGACGAGGTTTCAATATCGATATCGGCAAACTTAAAAAACTCAAATTAAAGATCGAGGAAGAGCTCGATAACAAAACAAACGAGTTTGTACAAGAACTAGATCGCCGACTGCCTGATGATAGGAAGCTTCCTAGGAGAGAGGATGGTGAACTAGCGTTAGGTAAAAAACGAACAAAGGAATTTAATCCAAGCAGCCCAGCTCAGTTAATCGCCTCGTTCGAAGCGTGCGGGATCGCACTGCCGCTAGACGCCAAAACAAATAAAACGACACTAAACCAGGTAGCGCTCGCAGAGTTCGACAGCGACGACCCCACGCTGGGCCTTTACCGGGAGCGCGCCAAGATCGAAACGAGACTCGAACACGCCAATAAGCTGCTGGACAACATCAATCCAGTTTCACTGCGGCTTCACTCGGGTTACAACCAGGTGGGTGCAAACTCCGGACGATTCACCAGCAGCGGTGCTCCCAAAGTCGCGAAGTCGAAAGTTAAAAATATTTATGGAGTGAATATTCAACAAGTACCCAGATCAAAAGATTTTCGCGAAATATTTATTGCTAGCCCCGGATACAAACTCGTTATCTGTGACTGGGCGCAAATCGAACTTCGATTAGGGGCGGAGCTGATCAACATCCCGCAGATGAAAAAAGCGTTTGTGGAGAATATTGACCTACACACGATGACGGCAAGTCTTATTTATAAAAAAGATATTCACGAAGTTACGAAGGACGAAAGGCAGGACGGAAAAACACTGAACTTCGCTCTGCTGTACGGCATGGGCTACCGAAAGTACAAAACCTACGCCGCTCAAAGCGGCAAGATAATCTCGCTATCGGAAGCGAAGGTAGCTCACACCTCCTTCCACGCGGCGTACCCACGGCTCAGGATCTGGCACCAGGAACGAGGGGCCCTGGTGGCTGATGGTTGGACGTACACCAGAACAGCGTGCGGACGCCGAAGATTACTGAGCTACGACGACGCCACGATGATGTGCAGCGCAAATACCCTGATCCAAGGATCCGGTGCAGACATCTTAAAAATCGCAATCTCCAATCTGAGCGACTCCCTTAACGATGACGCTTATTTGGTGGCCTGTGTGCACGACGAACTAGTTCTAGAAGTTAGAGAACACAAGGCAGAGGAATACAAAAAAATATTGGAAGACACAATGGTGCAAGCGGCGCAATATGTCTTAACATCAGTGCCAGCATCAGCAGATGCGAGCGTAGGCAATTCGTGGGCCGCTAAGTAATGGACAACCTGCTTGAAATCCCTAAAACACCTGAAAAAGAGATTTTTACAGTGAAGCACAACGGCAAGTACTACGCTGCCATCGCAGGCGAACAAAGTATCTTTGTGTCACCAGAGATCTTTGATTCGCCATTAAAGGCAAGTAACCACGCTCGTGCGCTAAAGCGGCAGCACAACATCGACGTAAAGATTAAAAAAGACGAAAAAACTAAGGTAGTAAATAATACGACTAAAATACTTAGGAAAAAACAACTCTACACTGAAGCCGAAATGGCCTCGGAAACAAAACTGAAGTTTCGCGAGGTCTGGGTCATCGTCGGACCAACCGGTAAATACGCGACGAATATCCTGACGGATAAAACTGTCGCTGATTATGTGATAAACAAAGATAAAGCTCAAACTTACAGGACATATGAAGAAGCAATTATTACGTTAAACGTATTGGATAAAGTGATCCAAAAAGGTCATCAGCTGAGACGTTTCTTCGAACGAAAAGCGTGAAAGCTTTTGATTCGGAACTGACGAGCTACGAAGCAGTATAATCAGTAAAGATTCCGTCTTAAAAGTAATGGCTCGGCGTCGCTATAACTTTGATTTAGCCGGTCAGGCTTTCGGTTTTGAGCTGCCCACGGTTACCGAGGAAAACGGTGAGGCTAAAACTGAATCAGTCCTGACAGATTATTTTCCTGAACTTAAATTTACGTTCGCACCTAAGACTCAACGCGGAGGTCGCTTAGGCAGGGCGGCCACGCAGATGACACCAGAAGTTACGATGCGTCAAAAGGAAGCTGCGACCTTGGGTGGGGGAGGTCCGATTACTGTATCCCCGACAATCACTAATACTTTTAGTCCTCAGGTAACTGCGCCTGTGCAGGAAGCGCCCAAGCCTTCCCGTCCCGCAATCTCAACCTCTTACGGAGCAAGCCCGGAATATTTTGGTCACGAGGATTATTGGCGTAACCTTGAAGCAGGATATAGTCCCGCCGAATTAAAAGAATACATCACGAAAAATCAACAACTCTTAAACCCAGGATCCACGAACCTGCCCGGTAAAGGTGGTCTGTATGACCAGATTATGCAGGGTCGCGTGGAAGTTATCGGGATGCAGCAACAGCAACCTAAGGCTCCTGAACCGGCCCCCGCTCCTCAGCCTCAGGTTTCGGGCAGGGAATCGGACATTCAAAATATTTACAAAGATGTATTAGGGCGGCAAGCGGACACCGGCGGCCTCACTCATTACGCCGGATCCTCGATGAGCATCCAAGACATTCGCAAGGATATCGAGCAGTCTCCAGAGCGTAAAGAGCAACAACTCAATACTCTTTACAGAGAAGTGTTAGGTCGGGATGCCGATCCTTCGGGCATACAGACTTATACTCGGGAAGATCCACGCGCTGAAGGTGGGTTTACTTCGGAGGAACTTGAATCCCTCAAGCAAACTCTCTTAAGCAGCGCTGAGTACAAAGCTAAAAATCGTTGAATATAAATAGATATACTTTAATACTGTCTAAAAATAAGACACAATTTAATATAGACGTGTGTGCTTTGGATACAAATCACGCACAGGCGCAAGCTTACGATATTTTACGGGCATTTGATGCGGATAAATTTGACCTCATATACGAGGTCGTAGAAAAAACAGCGTTATCGAGATTATTACAAGACTTAGCTCATAACTCATTTGAACACGATGAGTGTTATTTGTGGGCCGATAAATACACAAACGGATCTCCCTGTATCTACGCGTTCCGTAAACGGTTTTACGTTAAGGACATAATCCTTAAATACCTCAACATACCAAAAGATACACTTACAGCAAAATTAAAGTGTAAAAACAAAAACTGTATAAATCCATATCACTTCGAGTATCACAAGAACCAAAATTCGAAACTTACTTGCGGTGATACCAAATTGCTCCTAGCGTACCGAAGCCAAGGCGCTGGGGTTGACCAGATCGCCAAGGCTCTCAACGTCCACCGTTCGACCGTTTACCGAAAACTTAAAGATGAACGTTTTTCTGCTGGGATTGCGGGTAACCGCTGAAGCACAAGAAGACGATGGTGTGCTGAATGTGCTGGCGGAGTCGCTTCCGTCAAACGACAAACGCGTGCCGACTAAGGTACAGCTCCTTCAGCAAAAGAACCACTACGTTGGCAAGCTGCTGAAAGATCTTAAAGAAAACCAAACCGTGCTCGCAGTGGGGCCCACCAGGCCAACACCCGATGGTGTTCTGCAAATGCAGCCGATGCTCGTGGTTACAGAAGCCAACTTTGAGGATCTCCTCGCGATCAACCTCTTCGTTGCCACGGGTGGTCTGGGTCCCAAAGCTGATGAAGTTGAGCTGAGTGATACGACGGTCACCAACCGATCCCTTGCTTGGCAAACCGAAAACTCCGAGACCTGCTGGATGAAGCTCACTGCGTGGGCGGAACTTTCCAAACAGCTTTCTGAACTGTCGCCCGGCACACCGACCATCGCTGTCGGCAAAGTGTCAACTAGCGAAAAAGACGAAAAGAGTTATCTGAACTACAACGTTGACAAAATTCTGTATTTGCCCAAATCGACTAAATCCGCTCCTAAAAAGGCAGCGGACCCTGAAAAGGGTAAAGTTGCTGCCGCAGCTATCGGTTCTATTGATTTCTCGCTCTGATTTACGACCATGGTTTTTATCGCTGGCCAATTCTCCGCAGACGAAATTCTCTGCAACGTTCCTCCGCACACTTTAAGGATCGACCTTCAAGCACGCCGTTGGAAGTCTGATGTCGACCCCGACAGCGCAATCGTCGATAAGAACGACAACGGTATTCCCATCGAGTTCATCCTGTTGGGCTTTACCCCTTACTTCGGTAATCTCGGTCTGCGAAATCAGGAGGAGTTCCTGAGGATCGCGTATATCGGCGTCTCCCCCAACCACAGGCTGCTTCCGCCTCGGTGCGTCACCACCTCGATGATCTCGGGTAAATCGTCGCAGAAGAACTTCATTAGTTACTTCCAAACGCTTTACAACAACCGAATCAACTGTGCCTCGGTGGTTACAGCAACGAAATTTGTGACCCGTAGTTTTAACGAACGGGATCCTATTACCGGAGCTGACGGCGCGAAGATTAACTTTAACGCGCTTGAATTTGCTGACCGACCCGCAGCAAGCGATGACGAAACCAAGCTAATTGAAGACGTAAATGCGTGGCTTTCCTCCACGGGCACAAACCTCATCACTGCCGCCCTCAAGTCTCACATTCCTGGATCGGATCTGGTTGAGCTTCCACTTGGCTCAGATCATGCGGAGATCAAGGCCCAGTTTGCGGCAACGCGTGGGGCGCCTGCTGAGCGATCTCTCCCTTCTGCTGGAGTTCCTGCTAAAGCTCTCAAAGCTGCTGATGTGGCTGATGATGAGGAGAGCAATCCGCCTCCTGCGCCAAAAGCTAAGAAGGCCCTCGAACTGACTGAAGAACAGGCGAAAGCTCTCGGACTGGAGTTCTGAGCTTTAAGTAAATAACCTAAGGGCCGGACTACCGGCCTTTTTTTTATTGTGAAACAACTAGTACGCCGGACAAAAATAGGGGACGCTTGGTGCTCCGTTTACGCAAGCGTAATCACAGAAGGAATCTGGAACCTAGGTCTGATAATCAATAGGTCAAAACGAGCCAGCAACGACTGGTATCAGAGACGACCTAACAAAAGGACACGTCGAGCGCAAAACGAAAAGCGCAAAAAATCCTTGAGGCAGCTTCGAGCTTGCCTGCAAAACGTTTATTACGTCCTCCGTTTAATTCCCACGGGGGATCATGTTTTAATCGTCAACGATCATGAGAAAGCTCAGACGTTATCTAAATACGTTACGCGCTTAGGGTTTATGAAAATAACCCAGGATGATCAAATTAGTTGGGTTCTAACAGCTCCTCAAAAGGAGGAAGCTCTACGCCGTTACGAGCACACCAAGCAATCAACTTAGAAAACAGGTGCCCTCGGATCTGATACTGCTGGTGAATAGCTTCGAAAATCTCTAGCAGGTCATCTTTATCAAGCTTCCGAGCGTCCATCATTACGCGCTGATGCGTAAAACTCTGCTCGGTAGTAGTCCACTCCAGATTTAACATAATCTTAAGAGCGTATGTGCTTACTATACTCATTATTTACTGGACGCGCCCGCTCAGATTGGCTAAGCTCAGCAAACCCTGACTACGACAGGTTTTGTCGGACTTCTACAGCATCCCGAACGGCGTAACCCACGCGCTGATCAAGCACGCTTACATAACAGGCACAGTGTTGGTTCCTCATGACCCGCTAGGGATCCTTAGCGATCAACTGCGGTCGCACAACTATGCTGTCGCCCGAAACGAAAGCGAAGAAAATTTAACGGATCCAATATGGTGGGTATCCGAGAAACAAAAAAATTACGATTGGGTAATCGCAAACACTACAGGACTGTCAGAGTACAGCGAATACATATTGGAGTACGGTATGCAGATTGCTGCCCAAGGAATTGCGGTTCTTGATCGCCTTTCCTTTATTGAACCTGTAGCTCGCAGAAAAACTTTTCTCCTTAAAAACAAACTCAGTAATATGATCGTGCTAAACCCACGTCCGAAGTTCCGGGCATTGGGAAGCACACGGGACTCAGTTACTAGCTGCTGGTTCGTGTTCCAAAAGCCAGAGAACTGGCATGATGGCACCCATGTAAGCTTCGGCTTAGATTGGGACCGCGTTGAACCTTTACCTCCGCTCACAGAATGACATCAAGATCACAAAAATTTGAGGCGTTCCAGAAATCAATCCTGGATCAACTGACAATAACTAATGCCAAACTCGACAAGATCTGTTCTCTTCTGGTTTCCAATCAGCTCCTGCAAGAGTGCGTATCCCCTGAGGGGGAAGCCCGATCTGCCGTTGAGTGCGCGGAAATTGTTACTGAAAGTTTTTGCGCAGGCATGTGCCTCTCCGAAGACTTGAATTCCCGTAGCAAGGAATTCGAATATCAGAAATCTGAATTCTTTGTGGACGAGGATGAAGAGGAAGAAGATGAGGATGATATTGAAGAAGATGATGACGACGATAACTACACACCACCTAATCACCCTTCTCTGACTTTTTAATAAAAAAGGGTTAGTATTCGTTCAATTCGACACAAAATTGTGTCCCAAACACGACTAACCCTTAACGGTCTACGACATTATAATTGCGCTGGAGTTCCTAAACCGCTTCCATCAGTAACAAGCGTTTTATCCGCCACGCAAACGGACGAGACACGTCGCAAGCTGGCTCACTGGAACATAATGAATCCCGGCGTAGCGGACAAAGCCGCCGAACGAGGAACTTGGATTCATAATGCCGTAGAGAATTGGATCCGTGGTTTACGAGTAGAACCGCCCAAGGAATACTTGCCGTTCTGGGAGGGAATGCCTGCAAAACTAGAGGAGTTGCTTAGCGAAGGTAAGGTCCTCTGGTCTGAAAAACCGTATAACCAGCCGCAATGGTCGCAATATACGGGAGAAGATGGGGTAGGTAGAATCCATTACTACGACGAAATTACAGGATACGGGTACGCAGGATGCTGCGACATCATCTACGTGGATACGAACGGCGAAACTATTTTGGGTGACTTTAAAACCTCAGCAGGTCCCTACAGCTATAAGTTTCCGAGAGCCAGCGCAAACCTAGACGAGCAGTTACGTAAAGCTTTAATCTCGGGAGTATTCAAACTTAAGAAGACACAGTTACAGCTAGCTGCGTACAAAATTGCAGCAGAAAAATGTTTAGGAATAAAAATAGACAAAACGCAAATAATTGTCTCAACTCCCAATCCTGAATTTTCGGTGCAGGTGTTTACTTTTGGTAAAAACGATGTCGAAAAACACGAAGAACAGTGGCTGGAAGTCCTGAAAAAGTTTTACAATCTACAGGCTTCACCTTAAGGGTTTTTTCGGTGGCCACGCCGGGTCAGACGTGCCACAATGTCTGGGCGGGACACAGCGATGAAGTTTCATTACAGCCGAAATCAAGAGGTTCGCAAACATGTCAACGCTCGAACCGGGAAGATTTCGGCAGGCGGCAACTTCAAAGCCTTCAACGAAAATTGGGAGCCGCTTACAGGCGATACCTTAGATATCGCAGATAACGTCACACAAGGTTATGGCCTGTGTGCGTGGCATCTTGTCGATGGTAAGCGCACAAAAAACGAGACCGGTTGTATAAAAGCTGGTCTACTAATTATCGATGTTGATAATCAAGCAGACGGTAAAGATAAGAACGGAAATAAGATTCAAGATCAACAGTTAGATGAAACTCAAGCAGTTGAATTAGAGGTCTGTAAAAAATATCTGAGCTTCGCATATTACTCACCAAGTAGTGAAGATAACTGGCCAAGATTCAGGCTAGTTTTTGGACTCGAAAAAGAAATTATCGACACAGGGTTTTATCAATGGTTTACTCGTGAAGTATCGAAACAGATTCCAGGATCTGACATTAGGGCCACGCAGGTCCCGAATTTGTTTTATGGGGCCAAGGAAAACACTAAACTTATTTATATAAGTCAAAATTTCATACCCGCTTCAAAAATCGACGAAGCTTATCAAATATATTTATCGTTACCAAAAGAATCGGTAACTAGGGATGGAGCGAGGGAAGCCCTCAGCGCCAAGGTGGATTCGAGCGGAGTAAATCTCGAACAACTTCTAGCAGCGACCGTCAAAGGGATTCTGGAAGGCGAGGAGGTCGAAGACCGTTCCTTCGCTATGGCAGGGGCACTCAAAGAGATCATCGGCTGGTGCAACTGGCTTAACACCGCTGGAATCGCCGTCCGACGGGACCCCCTTGACACAGCGAACCAAATATTCGAGAATATCTACGAGTACGACCCTCAGCTCGATGGCAAATTCGACCGGATCCTAGGCAGCATCACGGATGTGGCCTCCCTCAAGCCCGCAATTGCAATTGCATCTGAGACGGGAGAGGCGGGGATCTGGAAAAAGATAAAGGCTCAGGACAAGACACTATTCGATGCGATCTGCCCCGACGAGGTAAAAGCTCAGATCCAGAATCAAAAGCCGAAACCCGTCAACTCAATTCTGACTTTTGAGGATCCCACGGCTCCGAGCTCTGTCACTCCGCCCCCCGTGGCAACAGCCGCACCAACATCAACATCAACAAAATCAAAAATGTCATCACCTTCGACCCCTTCTTCGCCAGCACAACTGATCCAGCTGCAGTCAAACAACCGGCAGTTTTCCGAAAACGATATTGCTGATGTAATCGTTAACAACTACGGCGATAAGTTCTTATTCGACTCAAGCCTCGATGAGTTCTTCGCTTATGACGAAGACGAGGGTATCTGGTATATAAACGACGAACATCATATCAAACGGCGAATTGTTAAAACCCTAGACACGTTTGTGACAGCAGGTGTACTGCCTAAGTACAACTCAGCGACCGTAAGCTCAGTCTTTCACATTCTTAAAGCAAAACTCCTGAAGTCGATTGACGGAGGACGGAGCTCAATCTGGAAGGCGGGTCGGGGCAAGATCGCCTTTAAAAACGGTGTTTATGACGCCAAGACGCAAAGCTTTGAAAAAGGTAATCAGAAGGATTTATTTTTTCAGACCAAGCTGGCTTACGACTTTGACTTAACGGCAAAGTGCCCGGAGTTTCTTAAGTGGCTGCAGTGGGCGGTCGGTCCCGACAAGGTAATCCTGATCCAAGCGTTCTGCCGCGCAGTGCTCACGGGGTACACGACCGGAGAAAAATTCCTTCACCTAATCGGTGCGGGTGGTTCGGGTAAGTCCACGCTGCAGCAGGTTTTAATCGCCCTGTCTGGATTCAGCGGCACGCATACGAGCGATCTAGAAACCATCGAAACGAACCGGTTTGAGGCTCACAGCTTGATCGGCAAGCGCCTGCTGCTGCTTACGGACGAAGCATCCTTCAGCAAGCGTCTCGACACGCTTAAGAAGCTCACGTCAGCTTCTGACACCCTGCGGGCGGAGCGAAAGTACGGCACGCAAGTGATTAACTTCAAGCCCGAGCTGCTGGTATCCATCGCCAGTAACGAGCACATCAGCTCTTCCGATATCAGTAGTGGTCTCGAACGGCGGCGTCTGACAATCGTGATGAACAACGTCGTTCCGGCGTCACAGCGGCGCGATTTGCTGAGTGTCTATGCGGACCGCATCGAAGGTGAGCTGGCGCCTGAATTGCCTGGAATCGCAGCGTGGGCAATCAACATGCCCTTTGACGAAATGCGGGATGTACTGGCGAATCCCGTCAAATACTGCCCGCACCTGAACGCTACGAACCTTGAGGCACTCGTGTTCAACAACCCGATCTGCGCATGGTTGGCGGAGTGCTGCTTGTACGCTCCCAACAGCCACACGACCTTGGGTGGTGGCGCGTTCCGCCCCAGCATCGATGAGCAGGAACGAGGTTTGTATATCAAGAACGCGTATCAAGAGATCTATGCCTCATACGCTAACTTCGCCAAATCCAACGGGTACAAGGCTGCTGCTAAGCCTCGCTTCGTTGATCGTCTTAAGGAAACCGTAAATAATGTGCTGAAAATTCCTGGCGTAGAACCCAAATTTATTAATGGTCGCGCAGTTGTCCAAGGTCTAAGGTTAAAGCCCTATGACATTTCCACGGATCGCGCAGCCTCTGGTGACACACGTTTGCCGTCACCCATAGAATACGCCTCGAACCCAACTACATGGGATGCCGCTTTTGCGGCTCATGACGCTCCAAAACAACAATCTTCTGACGATCAAAATGATTGACAAAACATTTGCTTCGATTTTCGGCATTGGTGTCGCATCGAGTGTCGCGTTAATTGCTACAGCGCCTGACCTTTACCCCGTGAACGTTGCCGCATTTGGCGGTGCGTTGGGAGGAGCCGCTATCGCTAGCGAAGCGCGTCGCAAGAAAGACGAACAAGAAAACGAAGCGGTGCGGGTAGCAGTTGCTTTCAACGGTCTTTACGAAATCAACAAGGGTCTGGTGAGTCCACAGCAGCTCAGCTTTATGTGCGGGGTGCCTGTGGACAAGACTTCAGTGTTCCTGCGTGAGCTCTGCAAGCAGCAAGCCGGGACGCACATTCCTACTAACAAAGGAGAGGTTTATAACTTCCCGCATCCCTCAAACATCTTGGAGCAACTGACCTCAAACTCACAAGCGTGGGTCAAGAGCCAAGTGGATCCGGTGCTCGAAGAGAACGCCGTGCTCAAAGCGGAGCTTGCTCGCATTCAAATGATGTCGATGCAACGCCAACCGGTGCAGGCAACTCCAGCACCTTTAAAAAATCCTGAAGAAACTAAGGATCCCTGGAATCAGCTTTTATGATTAGGTAACGCGACGCGAGGCGAACTTAAGGCCGGGCCTAATCAAGCCCGGCTTTCGCTTTATAAGTACTTCCAGCCTTCTAAAGCCGAATTGCTATCGGTGTTGGCTGCCTCAAGCAGGGCCTCAGTAATAACAGGAACTTCCCGGCCCAAAACCTGACCGACGGCCTGGGCGATCAACCGGTGCTCGAACTGAGTGCCTGGAGCGTTTCGGAGCCCGACGTAGAAGATCCAACTCCGCAAGGTGCCCATCATGTGCAACCGAGTCGGAACACAAAGAAGTAACGCGTTGCGGGCACACTCCTTTGCCACGCCTGCGTCTAGCAGGTCACGATACAGTTCCTGCGATTGCTCAAACAAACCCAAAATCCGTTCCCGAAACTGCCGCTCAACGTGATCGTCCTCGAACGCGAAGCTGTTTTGACGGTTTTTTTCGTCCTGAGCTCTGAGGTCAAACTCAGGAGACTCAGCGGACAACTGCTCCAGAATATCTAAGGGATCACAATATCTCTGACTTGTTTCCTGGAACGTAAAACTGCGGTGCCTTAGTAACTGAGGGGATATGGCTCGCGTCGTCAGAACTTCAAACGATGCGCAGACCTGCTCAAAAACACTCCAGTGTCCGTGCTTAATACAGTAGCGGAGGAGGCGAACCGCTTCCCCACGGTCTGGATCTTTGGTTGATACGCGAGCGTGGGCAGCAACGATGCGCTCAGACTCTGGGGTTATCCAATCGAGACTTGCGGTGTGCAGCCTACTGTTCGCCACCTTGCTTCACGACTTTAGACCCAGGAATAATAGCTTCAGTGATCCGTTCTACCAAGCCTGGATTCTTTTTCGGCAGCTCGCCCGCCATCCGGGTAGTGACATACGGCATATCACCGGGATTTATTTGGGTGTGGTGACCAGCGAATCGCATCATCAAGTCCTCGGGAAAGCTTCCTGGTAGCGGAGACGGCGGGTAATCTCGGACGGGGTAATACCGGTCAGCTTATAAGCCTCAAGACCTAAGCGCTGACCAGCCATCCGGATGGGGAAATCAGTGTCTCTCATTTGCCTTGCTTAAGTTTAGCGCGAGCAATATTCATAAGATTATCCATCATATTATGAGTATTCAGCGGATATTCAGTCTGCGCTAAGCGCGTATTTAAAAAGTTCTGCTTAGCACCCGCCAGAGCAGCCTGCATCCGCATACGTTGTGCAGGCGTAGCTTGCTCCAGGGAAAGTAAATACTGAGCCTGACTCATGTCGTCAGGGCTGTCAGGCAACGGAATAGCGCGCTGGTTGTAACCGGCAGGACCAGTCAAAGCGGTGCTTTTTTTGATATTGCCTTCGCCGTACTCGACGGGTCCCACGGCGGGACGCACGTACGCCCCTCGATCATGCTCAAGCTGAGCGGCGACCCGGTTAGCGCTGTCGAGCTGAGCAACCCGACGGATGCCCAGGAAGGGCTCCTGATTGAGGCCGCCAAGACCCGCAGGGGTCATAAAGCCGGGTTTGCTTTCTGGGGTTTTGCTCGGACCCGATCCCGGTAAGATCGCCACTACTGATCGCTCCTATTAGCCGAACGGTCTCTAACTCTTATATTACTCGAACTATTATTCAACGGATTGTGATCTTTGTGATCCACGTCTTTTCCGTCGCCCTTGTTAACCCGACCCTCTCGCTCTAAGTGGCGGCGAGCCTTATTACGGGCAGCTCTGCGCTTCTTCTGCTCTTCGGTTCCATGAAACGAATCGTATTCCTCTCGGTAATCCCTGTCCGCCATGGAATCACTTGATCTTAACTAATTGTAGGCACAGGGAATAACCACGGCTTGCCAAAGCGAGCATCTGCGGGATCGAGCCGATCATGATCCCGAACAAACTGAGCCAGATCTTTCTGGTACCGCTGAAACAAGCCTGTATAGCAGTAGTCGTCGGGGGTATAAAACTCATAAAGTTCATCCAAAAAATCTGCTTTGCTTTGTTCCCAGGCAGTGTCCCAGGAGGTAAGAATTTGATCGAGATTGAAGGTCACGAGCAGGCTCTTAGAGAAAATATCTTACTCAAGTCAACGAGTTAATGCCGCGATAAGTGTCTGCCTGTAACACATCATTCGGGCCATTTCACGAGTCTCCAGATCCCCTAAAGGACTGCATTCTTCGTCCCAGTTAAAGGTTTTGAAATCGGCTCTCTGCTGAGCGCAGCGCTCGATGTTCCGCCAGTCAACCATCACTTGTGAGCCTTGATGTACCAGCCGCTTCGGTTGGACTCAACCATCCACCGAGGGCCGAGGTTTTTCTTCGAATACACCTTAGCCTTGCCGTCCGCCGATAAGTAACCGCCGTTAATCAAATCCAGATCACCAAAAGGATCATGGACAACGTAACCATCACCCGTTTCGGTGCGCCCAATAACAATGATCCAGTGGCCACCGCCGGTGGGATTAGTGACCGGACCTTTGTGCAGAATACCGATAGGGACAGGGATCCCGCGAGCCAACTGAGCGTCAATATCGCCCCAACCACCATCTTGCTTAAAGTCAGCGGCGAGACCGTAATCTTCTAAAGCAGCTAATTGCGCCGAAGCTGAAACAGTATCGCCGTGTTTAAAAACAGTATTTATATAGTCATCGTCACCACGAATGCTGTTCGGCTTCAAGTATTTCAGCAGCATCGCGCACGAACTTGAGAAACAAGTCCGCATCGGATCCCGCGAATTATCACGCTGAGAGTAATACGGAACATCCAGAACTAAAGACTCAGCTTGCTTGGGAGCATCCTGAACTTCAGGCTTGGGATCATTAATAATCTTCCAGTGATTCGGAAAGAACCACCAGGGTTTATCCGGCTGGGCCTCTAAATGAACTTTATAATGCGTTTCTCCCGGCACCATAGTGATGGTTTGCCAGACGTGGGCAGACCCCTTGGGCACGAAAAGTTTCTCTTCCGCCGCTAACGAACTAGACGGCAGCGGCTTACGTTTCAGCCACGTGTCGCGCTGAGCGAGGATGGAGTGCGCCAAGGCCGCGTTAATAGGCTTCGACAAAAATAACTGCTTTTCCTTTTCCCGACGATTTTTTAAGCCTTCGCTTGGTTTTCCGTCAGCTTTAATCCAGCGAAGAAACTCAGATGCGATAACTGAGCGACTCGCTCCGTCGTTAAGTAACCGTAGAAGTGTGGAGGAACCAAAAGCGCCAAGACCGACGTTGTAAGCAAAACTTACAAGAGCATCAAACTCGTTCTGGTTAACTTGTACTTTTAAACAATCACGAACACCTTGCTCGAAAAAAGCCAGGTCGCGCTCGAACAAGCGATCGGCTTCCTCCTTGGTGATTAGCATACCGGGGCCAATATCCGGACCAGTCGTACCGTATCCAATAGACCAGACTCCCGCCTGGCATTGATACGAATGTAACTCCAGTCCTTCAAACTGCTTAATAAAAGCGACCCCACTTGGGGACGTTTTCATCAGCTGCTTGTAACGTCGATACCCACACGATACTCAGCGCCACTGCGGCCTTTCAGCTGAATATAGGAGTAGTAATCGCCAGAGGTATTAATAGTCGTGCTAGCGACAGTGGTAGCCCGAGGGCTGTACTTCGAGGGAGAAGCAGTCAGAACCTGAGAACCAGCGGAGTTAAGAATGATGACATCGCCGCAGGAGTTTTGATTGCGGATGCTCACTCGGAGGATGCCGGTGGCATTAAAAGTTAATTGATAATAATCAGAGATACCGTAAGCGCCATCAGCGGCATACTCACGGGAGGAAGCTCCGACCACAACCACGCCGCTGGCATCGAGGGTGCGACGCTGATCAAAGTGCGTGGATTCAGTACGGCGCGAAGGATCGGTCAGACCACTATTAATAACCGAGTCCAGCTCTAAGTTCTTGGTGAACTGAGACATTTACGAGCCCTCACAATAACTATATTTTAAGCGAAAATCTATATTCGATCGTAACTGCTCCTGAGTAAAATTTATGTAGTTAAAGATGTCGACGTGGGCGCCGAAGCTTTCATTGCCGCATTTGCTACGGCAATCGGTCTTTTTACCTGGTCGCATCAACAGAGACAAAGCATCCTCAACGATCGATTTAGCTCGATTAAAAAAAGACTGGAGCAAGTTGAAAAAGATATTTCAGATTTCCCACGCGTGTACGCATCTAAAGATGATCTGAATTCGGGCCTAACAGACATTAAAGATCGACTAAACCACATCAACGACAAACTTGATCAATTAATCATGAGCAGAATCAATGAAAAACCCTAAGTACAATTTTTGGTTTGCGTTAACGTACGAAATCGTAAATGATTTTGCGCAACATTATAAATCCCTGCGTAAAAATAAAATAGTAAAACTGATTTTAAATTACTGCAAACACGACTGGATACTATGGAAAGTAGAGTCGACGCTAAAAGACCTTGAGCTTCAGACCGAAAAAATAAAAAAGACCTGGGAGGCGCAAGAGCCTCCGAAATACTTAGTAATCGAGCACGAGCCAGACGGATCCAAGGCTCAAGAACTACTCGGTGGAGCAATCGAAATTAAGAGTACTTTTAAAAGAGAGTAAGTAAACTGTTAGTAGAGGTTTTAACAACAATGGATCAACTCCTCGCCCACGCGCAGCAACTGCTCACCGTGCTGTTCGCGATTCACGCCTTAGCCCTGGCCATCGTCAACCTGACGCCCACCCCGAAGGACGACGCCGCTGTCGCAAAGCTGTATCGAGTACTGGAAATCTTAGCCGGTATCATCACTCGGCTCGCTAAGAAGTAAATCCTCAGCCTCACTTTCAGGGCGTGCCGGTAGTTTTAATGGCTCTCGGCACGCTTCTTCGTATTCGCGCGCAGCAATACTAGTTTCATGATTGTAACTTAACCAATTCCAAATAGCTAATTCGCGTTCTTCATCCCAGAACGTCTGAGAACGATACCATAACAACCAACTAATATCTGACTTAGCTAAGTTACAAGTGGGACAACAGGCTAATAAATTCCCTCGTTTTGTTGCTCCGCCTTTAGCACGAGGAACAATGTGATCGAGGGTATGAGCGCGGTCAGAGCCACAGTAAGCACAGGTATTGTTCCACGCGTCGAGAATATCCTTGCGAAATCTTTTTCTAGCAGTCCGACGTTGTAAGCACTGAAGATCGAATACAAGATCAGACTCGCTCACAAAATGTGCGCGGGGTTAATACTATTTTAGCTACGTATGTTACAGGTTAGAATTGCTTAAGATTTTTGGTGATCCTCTATCAATAACAGAAATACTGTGTCCGCGAGCTTCAAAGGTAGCAGCTAAATAACTGCAAGCAACATCAGGTTTAGTCTTATCACCGCAGGTAAAAGCGTCGATAGCAGCAAAACCGCATTCGGGCCATGTGTGGATCGAAATATGGGATTCGGCGAGCAGAGCAAACCCCGTTATGCCCTGTGGCTCAAATGCGTGAGTGCGAATGTCAATAAGAGTAGCGTTAGCTAGATCAGCAGCATTAGCCAAGGCTTCACGGACAAAAGCTTCATCGTTTAACTTTGCAGAATCGGCACGATAAAGCTCGGCGACACAATGCTTACAATCCAACGAAAATGCCCACTGCAACAACTAATTTTAGGTGTCTCGCGCTAATCTGAAGCACACTTCAAAATCACTATGGGTGACGTAAGAGTTCAATGGTTATCATCAGATCAAAACCTGTTCGAATCTGATTGGTTAAGTTATTTAGTAAGCGATATCCAGGATCATATAAATATCGAGTATGAGTGGAAAAAGATAAAAACAGATAAAAATACAGTTCTTATTTGTAACCACGCTGTGCCTTATCGGCATGTGCTTGAGGAATTACGGCAGAAAGGAAAAAGATACGTAATTGTTTTATTAAGCGATGAAAACCTTTTAGAACCTTGTGAGTGGCTGCATGATCCGAACTGTGTGGGCCTACTTCGTAATTACATTCATCCAAACCAATTAAGTCACCCAAAGGTCAGCTTTTTTGGCCTCGGTTATAAACGCGAGTTTACTAAATATTTAAAAACCGAAGATTCAGTAGAACGATCGTTGGTTTGGTCATTCGCAGGAACGCCGCACGGAGAAAGGCAGGCGATGCTAGAGGCTTTTCAAATATTTAAAAACAATCAAATACATACATGCAGCGGTTTTGGCGCTGATGATGGACTCAGCACTAAAAAATACGTAAATATGCTTCGGCAAAGCACCTTTGCCTTATGTCCCGAAGGGCAAGACAGTATGGATTCTTTTCGACTGTACGAAGCTTTAGAGGCAGGTTGTATCCCAATCACGCGAGCATATTCCAAGCAATTTATGATTAAACCCTCCTACTGGCACGGTATTTTTAGAGGTATACATGACTTACCATTTATTTACGGAGACACTTGGGAGGAGTGTGTCGAGAGAGTTAAAAATATTTCCACGGGGGAGATACGAGCTCTAAAAGAAGACTGTGAGACAATGTGGATTTATTATAAACAATTGTGGAAAAATAACTTTAAACAATATTATGTCAAATTGTGTAGTTAATGAAAGCGATTAGTGGTAATGGTTACTGGGCTTCGAGTTCATCTGCTATTGCGTGCAATGCGTCACGCGACCAGTTAATGCCGAGACTGTGGGTTGTATCAGGTTCTATTCGCCCTTCCCATTCAACGGCTAATACCTGATCCGCAGCAGCACGAAGAACGGCAGCAGCACAGCGATAATCTTTTTCAAACGGACCATCGAGCCAGCCACAGTTATTCATATAGGCATCCAAAACTGCTTCTGCGGCAAGTGATAGTTTATTCATTGAGCAGTCCTCCATCAATGAGACCGTCGCACCATTCTTTGAATGGGGCCTCAATCTGAGCCATGGCCTTGTTGTCGATAGTCTCAGGCTTGCGGATCATGCTGATTGCCAAGCCCAAAGCATCACCAAGGCGATTCTCCAGCGTGTTCAGTGGCACAAACTTGTAGTCAGTCATTGATTTGCCTCCTGCTCTAGCCAGCTAGCGGCTGTATAGCCGACTTCGTTCTCACGCATCCACATTGCCACCTCGCGTATCGCGGCGCGGGCTTCAGATGCCCAGTTGACGGCTTCCTCATCCCGTTCCAAGCCGTACTCAATTCCGCTAATAGCAAGCGCCACCCGCTCCACCAGCGAACTGCCAATTTGGGAGGAATTGCGAGTTGGCTTGGAGTTGGGTGCGAGCAGATCCCTAACCTGTTGCGCTTGCTCCGGGGTGAGCTTGAGCGGTTTGCTGATTTGATAGACCTTTGATGCTTGGCGTTCGGCAGCTTCCAGAGACTCGACCCTGCTCGCCAAAGCCAAGATGTTGCTGCTGGTTTCGGCGATGTGCTTGCGGGCCGCAGCTTCCAGTGTCTCGACCCTGGCGCGGAGTTCAAGGATGC